TGATTTTCTAAATCACGTTTCTTTTCCATTGGTGTCGGTATCATTGCTTTCTATATTAGTACCTGTTTGCTGTTTAGACGTATCAGGTATTGTTGTGTCAAAAAACAGGCCAAGTTGCTCCTGTTGTTCAACCTCGTTTTTACGAGCTGGTAGAAATTCCTCAATATCGCCTGAACCCATTTCGGATATAACTTGTGCCTGAGTTTTAAAGCCTGCTTTAACTGCCTCTTTTGCCGCTGCAATTTCTTTTTGCGGGTCAACGTATGCCCATCCTCTAAATAACCAACGAATACGGCGATACTTATCAGGATCTAACTCGTACCCACTTAGATCTAAGTTCCCACTTAGCACCGCAAGATCTAACCATAAATCGAACAAAGGTTGTAAGAATCTTTCCTCTAAATACTTTTGAATCATCTTGTAATGATCCCTATCTTCTAACAGGCTTAACCGTGATGAGCTGTAATTAGTTTGTGAAAAGTCTTTTGATACTGATTCATAACTAACCCCACATCCACTAGCCAAAGATCTAAGAATTATTCGATTAAATGGTTCAAATTCGCCGTTCGGTGCGTCTAGGTTTGGAATATTAACGCTTTCGTTACTGTTTAGATATTTAAAAGTACCCGGCTCGAAGTCTGTTACGCGCTCATTTTCAAATACGTCATCACCAACTAAACCATCATCAGAATTTGTGGATATAAAACCCATTAACGCCGAGCTGGCACGACTGCGAATTAATTGACTGTGTTGATAGCCATCTAATTGATGCATTGCCTCTAATGCAGGCGCAAGCATCGAAACGCCCCTTGTCTGCGACGGCCTGTCAGTAATTAACAGATGAATAATTTCATCCGCATTTATTAGCATGTGTTGTTTTGTATTAACAGGGATAGGGAAAGGGGTATCGCCGGGATGTTTTTTGAAAAAACTATATCTAACAGGTCTATTAAATACATCTCTTTCTATTCCCATACGCCAAGTATTGTTTTTATTTTTTGTACCGCCGTTAAAATCATTATCCAATTGTTCTGGTTCTAATAATTCAAGCCCTAGAGGTATAGTCGAACGCCCAAAAGGTTTCTTTATTAACCTTACGAAAATTTCACCCGCCTCAAATAATTGTTTTGCAATAATTAGTTCTATATCAGCAAAACAATCACGCCCATTAGCCGAAACTGAATCATATCTTCCCCACTGTTTCCACTTCATTTCTATTGCATCATTAATTTTTTTATCTAACTTTCCCCCGCGTTTCATACGGGTTTGACATTGAATACGCGTACCTTGCCCTATTACATTTAATGCAAAACTTCTTTGACCCTGACGCAAATAGGGGTTATCCCTGCAACCTTGCCTAGCTCTTGCTAAAAGTTTGCTATTGCTACCTTTAATTTCACTATCGGCGCTTGTTGATGCTGCCATCCAACCGAGGTTGTATCGGGTTGAATTTGCCCCCTGATAATTACGCCTTTTTTTTGGCATGGTCGTAACCTTTGCCTCTGGTTCAGATTTAAAAACGCCAGATAAAGCTTGATCAAAAAATCCCATTGTTAAGCACCAAAGCGAACGAATACCCTTTTACCGCTACCTAATCCCTGCTTTATTTTCTCCGCGTCGTTCTCTCTAAATATTTCTTGATTAATCCGATTTAATTCAATATGTAGTTTTTCAATATCCACCCTTTTGTATGTACGCCCACCAACTGAATATTCTTGTGCGCCATCACTAAATTTTCTTAACGCGGCTTTAATGTTATCTCTATCAATTTCGTTTTGTGTTCTGTTATCTAGTGCGGCGGGTGTGCCTGTATAAACAAGAGATTCTTTAACTTTAAATTCACCAGTTGCTAGTTGATAACTTTCTGATCCTTTACTTACTACAGCCGCCCAGATCCAATTTCCTTTATCAAAATTTGTGGTAACAGAACTTGCAATTGTAAAACGCCAACCTGAACTGTAGGCACTACCTACAACCGTTGCGCCTTCAGAAGCCGTATTAGTTCTTAAGTAGTAAGTAAGTGTCCAATCAGGAGAAGTTGCACTTTCATCAAAACCAACCGTTGCTGACCCGTCCTCCCATGTAACAGTAGTAGCAGCCGTTATAATTGCTGGAAAAGAAGAAACCCACGTCATTGAACATCACCAAGAATTAACATAGTTTCTCTGTGCAGACGTATTAATTTTAGCGTCTTTTACGTTGTTTTTATCTGATTTAACCGATTTTAAGAGTCTATTAGTAAATATTTCGTAGATTTTACCGCGAGGAAAGCGTTGATATAAATGATTCAATGCAGCAAAAGCATACACGGCGCAATCAAGAGCTTCAACGTTTTGATTTTTCTTTTGAACGTATTCCGTACCTCTCCCGTTTTTCTTCAATACTCTTCTTTCACCTGTGAACTGTTTAAACCATGCCTCTTCTGTCTGCGCGTGGAAATGAAGCTTATTATTGAATTTTAAACGAGCAAATAAAACATCTTTGATTGTGTCACTACCAACCATATAAACAACAACACCCTTTTTTATTGCCCTGCCCCTGTAATTAAGATCAACCCGTGAACCGCGCCCGATTGCTGGTTTCCCTGACTGGCTACTACCTTTAATACCAATAACACCTAGCCCTTGACGTTGACGGCAATAGTTATAAACGGCCTGCGTTGCTAATCCACCTGTATCTATGGCGCAACATTCAGCTTTTAACTTGCCGCCGTTTGGATGTTCATATTCATTTGTCAGCAATATATCTAACCCTTCCCATACCGTCCCTTGATTTGGGTCGCCATAAATAACGTCATGCTGAATTAAATACATATGTTCCTCTGGCGCTATCCCCCACGTACTAACTTCAATCCGTTCATCTTTTGTCCCTCCGCCCCCCTGAATATCAACCCCCATTACAAGAAACAAAACATCCTCTGGGATAGTTCCGGGCAAATATTTTTCACACCGTTTTAACAGTGCCTCGGCTGATAATTGGGATTGATAGCTTTCGTCAAATGTTTCAGCTAAACGAGTATTAACAAAGGTCTTAAATAAAGGCGCGTCATCTTTTGATCTTAGAAATTCTTCAACTAATTCAGGCCAATTTAACCAACCCGCGGGTGAATAAAGACTTGACATTTGAAAACCTGCTGTCTTTCTTGTCATCGGCTTTTCTGCCCTCCATTCCCCTTCTCTGAGCATTGATGTTTTATGTGTCTCATCAAATCTTTCTCCACAATGTACGCACTCGTATTTAGCCGTCGAAGCATCGCGGTTTTCCCATTTCATTTGACCCCAAACAAGCGTTTGATATTTTCCACAACAAGGTGCTTTAACCCAAAATTTACGCATATCTGACGCCCTAAGTTCATTTTCAACCCTGCTGAAATCTTTTGTTGTTGGTGTACTTGTCATTAGTATTTTGCGACGGCTAAAAGTCGAAGTACGCTTAATAGCTAATTCGCATGGGTCACCTTCACTAACCCCCCCAGAGGTTGCGACATCTATAGGGTATGAATCAATTTCATCAAGAAATAAATATCTAACTGGGGCACTACGTAGCCCGGCGGGCGAGTTACTTCCTGTCAAAAGTAATATCCCATTTGCAAACTCTTTTATAAACATTGAATTGCTCGCGTCCCTAGATCTTTGCGGGGCAATCTTGGCTTTTATAACTGGCGTTTCTTCAAAGGCAGGCTCTAACCTTTGACGGCTCATTCTCTTAACCATATCCAACGAGGCAGCAACACAAAGGATGGGGGCCGGACAATGATCAATCGTATAAAGAAGGAAGTTAATACCCATTTCCGTTTTTCCAAGTTGGCTTCCAAACATCAAGACAACTCTTTCAACATCGGTATTAGTCACCGACAAACAATCCATTGGCTCTTTCAAATAAGGTGTTCTACTTGTTCGCCACGGCCCCGGTTCGCTACTTCCCTTACTGCTTAACCTTCGATGTTTATCACTCCATTCGCTAACCGTCATCGGTTTGGGTGGAATAATGCCCTCTATAAATCCTTTCTGAAATGGGTTCATGCTGCCTCTACAAATCTTTCTAAACAACTATGAATTTCTTGACGCATAACAGAATCAATTGCTGACGCATCAGTTTCACTAGCAAATAAATTACTAACCCGATCAGGTAGCGTTAAAAATGCCTCACGAATACCAACCGCCATTTCAAAACTTTTTTTCTCAACTTCCTTTGCACTTATCAATTCTTTCTTTTGTTGCTCAACCTGTATCCTTGCTAGTTCTGCTGTATAGAACTCTTTCTTCGCACGTGAAATATTGAAATCTGGGATCTCATCGGCTGCCATTCCATCAACTTGTTTCTTTAATTCTTTTTTTGTCTGCGCCGTTATCGGTCTAGGAGCTGGAACACTATTTTGATCCCATAATCTCACCGCATCATCTTTGTTAAGTAACTCCCGCCCGTTCACCTTAACAATTGCATCCTTTAATATTCCCGTTTGCCTTCTCTGCGAAACCGCTGATCTACTAACGCCT